GAAAACCCAGCATATCCATGCTGTCGATCTCGCTCATACGCCAGCCGCCTTCAAGGAGTGAGTTATAGGTGTCCATGATAAAGTCGTGCAGCGTCAGGCCGGGACCGTCATGTCCGTCTGCGCTGCCTTCGTAGGGAACTCGTCAAGCACCCCAGTAGTCTGCGTCTGCACGGCCATGAGGGCGAGCGCGATATCGTGCATCAGCCTGTCCACGGGATAGTAGTCCAGCACCTCATCGGGAGTGAACTGATTGCCGAACAGAACGCAGAACCAGCGGATCATCACATCCATTGCTTCCGGAATGCTGATCTGATCGTCCGTCTGGATGGTCTCGCCCTTGAGCGCCGCCTGGGACAGCGCGACAATCTTGCCGTACACCTTGGCAGCAGGCTCCATCTCACGCAGAGCACGACCGGTGATAAAGTCAACGGTGTACTTCTTGTTGTTCAATGTGCAAGTGATCATGATTATTACCTCCAATCAGTAATCAACGTCATCCAGATACAAGGGCGCAAACTGCGCGGGCTTGTTCTCCAAGATGCAGCGGCGGATGATCCCGATGTTCTCTTCATCCGTGTTGCCGGGAAAACCAACGCCCACGGCATAGGGGTACGGCACACCGAAATGATCAAAATAATCATTCATGGCCTTATCAAACTCAGTCATCTCTTTTTCCTCGCTTTCATCATGTCCTGATAGACCTGATAGGTCTTGGGAAAATATTCCTTGATTGCTTTCAGCGACCCGGGATGAGAAGCCTCAGCAGAGATGATCTCAGCAAAGATCTCCTTGCTGTTGCCGCGGCTGCTCCAATAATCAAGGCCGTGTCCTGCTCCCAGCGGATGTGCAATGCCGAGACCAGCGCCTTCGAACATATCGGAGATGTCGCTTCGATCCCGATAGCTGTATTTTCCCGTTGCCTCTCTGACCAGAGCACGTGCGGCCTGATCTCGTGTCATATTGGGGTTCTGCCTGCGCATACGCGCCAAATGGCCTTCCAGTTCATCTTTTGCAGTTCTACCCAGCAAGCCACCTGCAGATCCGCGTCGGATGATAGGCTTGCCGTCCGAGCCGATGCCTTGAAAGAGATCTGAATATGCGCTGTAGCTGCCCTGATTATGAGTACGGGCAATCAGATAATCAGTCATATGACCGTATTCGTGGAACAGTACGCTGTACGGTGTGGATATCGCATCGCCACGGGCAACAGATGGAATGTGCAGATGCACGCTGTCATCTCTCGGAGAGTAGAAAGCGCCTTCATCGCGCCGCATATTTGTTGCACGGAACTGTGCGGCATACTGCTCCCATAGCGCCCGGATGTGAGCCGGTGCATTCTGGAGAATAGCCAGAACTGCATTGGCGTGGTTCGCGCCATAGGCATTCTGCAGGAATGTCTGGATAGCTGCCGTTCCGCCTGCGGTCTGACGGTGGCTGGAACCTCCTCGTCCGCCCATATCAGCACCGCCTTCGGGCGTGAACCGCCTTGTAGAAAGCGTCATGCCGTTCGATATTACCTTCGCAGGCAGACGGAACATCGCCAAAGAAAATGATCTTCTCAGGCTTCAGCCGCCTGAGCATTTCGTTGTATCCGTTCATAAACAGAGCACGTGCAGCCTGGCTTTTTTGAGTACCTACCGAGGATACGGCAACACATCCGCCGACAGGTTCGCCGTCAAAGCACCATTCAAAGCTGTCATGATCGCTCCAGCAGATGGACGGGATGACTGTGATGCCCATGCTCTGCCAGTAAGCGCCGATCAGATGCTTGCGATAGTGGTTGTAGATCTGCACGGCTCTGGGATAATCTGTGAAAAGACTGAAATCGGGTGTCATGACCGCCCTGAATTCAGAAAGAAGAAGCGCATAGCGTCTGGGGTCATGCCATGTGCGTTCAAAGATGTAATCATCTACGAAGAAGTGAACGCCGTGGGCACTTCGCTTGCGGTCTGTTGCTGCACTGTTGAAGCTGATCCAGTCCAGCTTTTCATCAAAGTGAACAGGCGCCAGCTTCGGCGTATCGAACAGCCCTTCGCATTCGAACACGCCCAGCCCCAGATTGTGTCCGTTGCGCTGCATCGCTTCAAGCGCCATAAGGATCACCTCCAAAACAGACACACCCCATGCCCGTCAGAGCATGAGGTGTGCCGGAGTGAGTTATCAGGTGGCCGCAGCAAAGGTCGGCTCGTAGACAGAGGTCAGGAAAGTTGCACCCTTATCAGCGGTGAAGCCGTTCTGACCTTCATCGGCAACCGCCTGATAGCGACCGTCATGGGTACGCTTGATGGCAGTCCATTCGACCTCACCAGTCTGGCGGGTTACGGTAGTGCCTTCCTTGGTTGCGTAGTTCTCGGTGGTGGGCTTGGCACGGACCTTGTACAGCCAGACATAACGGTAAGAACCGTCAGCCTTTTCGGACTTGAAGCCCACAGCGAAGTAGCCGGGCTTGTCCGATGCAGTACGCACGAGAACACCGTTATCGTCGATCTGGTTGCCGAAAATCTGCTCCTGGATAGCCAGAGGAATGTCGGCCATCTTGGTCTTGAAGCTCAGTTCCGGATCAGGATACAGGGTGTCGAATTCCACATCATCCGCATACTGGATGTCGGGATCAGCGTTTTCAGGAGTGATGGATGCTTCAATCGCGCCGGCGAGCAGCTGAAGCTCGCCATAGGTATGCTCCGCATCGGTATCGGTGACCAGCGGAGCAATGACCACGTTTTTGAGACCCACAGTCGAAGCGACCTGCGGGGAAGCAACAGGAGTACCTGCCATAGTGTGTTACCTCCAATTCTTAAAGGTTGTCGATAGCGTCCTGCAAGCCTTCCCGGATGATGGCATACGCCTCATCAGCACGGGTATCGTAGGCAGGACGGACGAAAGGATGTGCAGGAGCCGGAGCGGGACCGCCGTGACCGTACTCCACAGGGTTTGCGTAGTAAGCGCCTTCTGCGGAATGATGCACGCCGATAGTCACGCTCTTTCCGCTGTACTTGCGCTTGCGGACACTGCCGATCTCGATGGAACGGTGCAGTGCGCCGGTGATAATCTTGGGATCGCTGGATGCATTGGCTTTCATCTGCTGGTGGATCGGCTCTGCGGCAGCAAGAAGGATATTCTTCGCTGTGGAAGAACCGGCGCCGTCAGCATCCATGATGCCTGCCATCCGGGCGATGTCGTTTCGGAGAGCTTCAAGCCCTTCGGTTTCAAGGGGCATCGATATGCACCTCCTCATGCCAGCACCATGTCCACTGAACTGTGAACTGGCGTGTGGCTGTGTCGTAAGCTGGCTGATTGTAGCCTTTATCAGATTCCTCGACCATATAAAACCCGGCTGCATACATGGCGCTGCGGATGCGGTCAGCCATAGCAGTCGGGTCTGTGTCGCTCCAGAGGTTGAGGTACACAAAGGTACGGACAGCGCTTACGTGGTCATCGTAATGACTGGACTCTGTTTTGGTGGTGGAGTACACCACATACTGAACAGGCGGATTCTGGTTGGGAGAAGTCGCTCTCCACACGCCCGCCATAACGGGAATCCCGATATCCCTGAGAGCGTTCTGAACCTGCTTCATCCGCTCACACCCTCGGAGATGGATGCCTTAAGACCCAGATAGTGGCCCCGGAATCCGTATTCGCCCAGCGTGGAGATGTGCCACTTCTTATTGCGGAAGAGCACCCACATGCCCGGGACAACGTCAGCACGGTAGCGAATGGTGAAGTTGACAACGGCTTCAGTGTTCATGACATCGGCAGAGCGGTAATGCTGGTTGCCGGCATCAGTGACTGCCGACCACACCTTGCACAGCACGACATCGGTTTCTTCGGGATAGCCGTTTTCATTGATCCTGTTCTCCGTATAGCCGATCTCCACCAGATGGCGGAGGTCTCCCGGATGCGGATCGGATTCAAAGTTTTTGTACCCTCGCAAGCGGAACCACCTCCTCAGAACATCTTTGCGGGATCACGGTACGGATACAGAAGATTCTCAAAGGCAATGCGCATGGTCACATACACCTGTCTGTCCGGGTTGTCCCGGTTTTCGTAGTAATGGCTGACCATGAGCATTACGGCAAGGCGCACAGGCTCAGGTGCGGATTCGGAAAACTGCACCCGGCAGTAATCCTCAGCCACAGCCTGAGCCTGTGCGATCAGCGTGGAGATAAGCTCGTCCTCCTCATCGTGCTGAATGCGAAGATGGGTCTTCACTTCGTCAATGGTGAGGATCATGGAGCGTCACCTCACTCGGCAGCGTCGGGAGTCATGAGGCCGGCGGCCTTCAGCTTGCTCAGCAGTTCGTTGAAGTCCTCACGGAGTGCCGCAACAGTCGTCGCTTCGCTTTCCTTCTGGTTCGGGATCGGCGTGAATTCCTCGTCCGCGAACACGGCAGGCAGCGAGTCAGCGCCTTCCACCTCAGCGCCTGGGAGAAACGTGAGCTTGCCACCAATGACAAGCTCATTGCCGCCGTGGGCAAAGTAGTTTTTCGCATTGTAGCCGTTACTCATTGAGCATCCTCCTTATCAGGCGGTCTTCATAGCCAGACATTTCATGCCTTCCTGCTGAACCAGACGACCATCCAGACGCTGGGTAACGCGGAAGCCGATCTGGCCGGTGGCGGCATACAGCTCGTTCAGACGCTGGATGGAGCGACCGTCACGGTCAGCGATCCAGTAGCTGGAGAAGTCACCGAACAGGATGGGCTTCGCACCGGCGCCGATGATGGGCATGTGGGTAGAGGTTTCGTAGTTGTAGCCCAGCAGGGTGTTGGGCTGGCCCGCCTGCAGGCCCGGCTGCCAGAGGAACTGGCCGTTGCCGTCCTTCAGCTTGCGGATCGCCTTGATGGTCTGGTCGTTGAACAGGAACCGCGCACGCTTGCGGTACGGCGCCTTCAGGGAGTAGACCAGATCGATCAGTTCATCCGCAGTAATCGCGGTTGCGCTGGCGGCGGTTACACCGGCAGCAGCACCATTGGTGTCATGCAGCATGCCGATGGGCTTGCCGGCACCGTCACCGTTGATGAACGCCGCTTCCTCGGCATCACCGACACGGCGGGCAAACTCGGTGGCGATGTAGGACTCCACATCGAACACGCTGTCCTGCAGCAGTTCGTCGGAAACCTTGATGATGGACGCAACCTTGTGCGCACCCAGAGAGATCTGACCAAAGGCGTCATCGCTCTCGGGAATGAGACCTTCCTCATCAACCCAGCTGGCAGTACCGTGAGAGGCAACCAGCGGAATCTTGCGGTCACCGGAAGAAGTGCGGATCACCTTGCACAGGGAGCGCAGCTTGTTTTCTTCCTCCAGCGCCTGGATCAGAGTACGCTCATACTCATCAGGAACCAGGAAGCCGCCCTCGGTGTCGGTACCGACCTGCAAGGCATTGAACACGGTGTAGTGGGCGCTGCGGTCACGCACCATCTTCCAGAAAGCGTTCTTGTACTCATCAGAAGAGCGGCCCTGCTTGCCGAAGAGAGCCTTTTCGGGCTGGGAAGTCAGCGTCTTGGCGGTGGGTGCATTCAGTTCGCGCTCCAGACGCTCGGCGCGTTCCTCACGGTCAATGGCGGCACCGAAGCTGTCGATGTCCTTTTCCATGCGTTCATAAGTGGCGGTGTCCTCAGCATTCATCATGCCGTTTTCATCGGCGTGCTCGTTCAGGAAGGCCTTCGCCTTGTCCCACAGGTCACCGCGCTTCTGGCGCATTTCAGCAATCTTACTCATAATGAAATTCCTCCTTATCAACGTCGGGGTTTGATCAGTTCCAGCCGCTTGTGCAGCTGGGCAACAGGTACGCCGGGATCGACCGGCTGGGCAACGGGTTCTTCGGGGATGGATTCGGTTGCAGAATCGGTTGCATCCGTCAAATCGGTTGCAGGATCGGTTGCCGGTGTTTCTGCGGCAGAAGCAACAGCGGCGGGCTTGCCAGCGTCTTTATCACGCCGTTCAAGCCTGTGCTTAGAGCGTTCACGCCAGTGTTCAACTTTGGCTTTGGCATCCTGCAGGACAACCGTGCGGTCATCAGCCAGATTGATGATGCCGCTTCCCATGTCTACAATGCTGTCAACGAAGCCATCAGCAACAGCCCGGTGGGAATCCATCCAAGTGGTTTCAGACATCATGGCGGAAACATCCTCGCGGCTCTTGCGGCAGCGGCGTCCATAGACATTGATGATGCTTTCCTTGCATGCCTGCAGTTGACCGACTGCCTCCATCAGATCCCGTTCGTTGCCAAAAGCAAAGACGCTGGGATCGTGGATCATCCACATGGAGCCGGGCGTCATCTCCAGCCTGTCCGCTGCCATAGCAAGGACAGTTGCTGCTGAAGCAGCTGTACCGGAGACGATGATCTGCACATCACCGGGATAGCGGCGGATGTCATCAAACATCTGTACGGCAGCATTGCAGGAACCGCCGTAGCTGTTCAGAATGATGCGGACAGGCAGCTGATGGTCTTCGCCCTCAGCGAACAGCTGATCATGAAGCATTTCAGGGGTGATCTCGTCACCGTACCAGACTTCCTCATCGATATAGCCGTT